TTTATATATACCTATATATTGTGCTAATCTATCCAATAAGATACTATATATGTAAATATGCCTGTACTAATATTATATCTACAGTTTAGGCATCAATTTTAATAGATGTATGGGAGATGACACTATGACGAGTGAATATACCGATTCAGTTCAAACATTAGATGTCTGTACTAGTGAGTACGATTCAAATAAAGAAGATTCTATTCAGAATGATGAAAAACACATAAGAGCAGTAGAAGAAACAGATGACTCTTTTATTATAGAGTTTGGAAAAAGCAAACCTGATTCTGAAGAAACTGTTGATGATATGGAAGAAGAAAAACAGGCAGAAAAGGAATCAATAGAAATCAAGTCAAGCATCAAAGCATATGATGATGAAGATGAAGATAAGAACTATGGAACATTTGAGGGATATGGTTCTGTCTTTGGAAATAAAGATTTAGGAAATGATGTCATAGAATCAGGTGCATTTACTAAGTCTCTCAAAAGAAGAAAACCACAAAATGTAAAACTCTTATATCAGCACAAGTCTGATATGCCTATTGGTGTGTTTGACGAAATAAGAGAAGACGATCATGGACTTGTTGTAAAAGGCAGACTTGCTTTAAAAACACAGGCAGGTGCAGAAGCGTATGAATTATTAAAAATGGGTGCTTTAGATGGTCTATCAATAGGCTTTAGAGTAAACCCAAAAGAAGTTTCTTATGATAAGCGTGGTAACAAACGTATTATTAAAGAAGTAGATTTGATGGAAGTGTCGTTAGTAACCTTTCCCATGAACCCTCAGGCAACTGTTCGTTCAGTGAAAGGTGAAGAGATTTCTATTAGAGAGTGGGAAAACGGAATGCGTGATGCTTTCAGTCTTTCTCGTTCAGAAGCAAAGATGGCTGCAAAAGCAGTCACTGATGCATTCGGTCAGCGAGATGTTGACTCTAATGTTGAATTGGTAGATGCCATAAAGAACTTAACTAAAACCTTAAAATCTTAATAGGAGATAATTATGTCGGAAGATATAAAGAATGCTATACAGGATATGGGACAAACTTTTGCAGAATTTAAAAAAGTTAATGACCAAAGACTAGACAGCATAGAAAAAGGCGAAAGTACAGCATATGTGGATGAGAAATTAGCTAAGATGGAAGCTAAAATGGATTCTTATGAAGACATTAATCAAAAACTTACTACTGCTGAAGCTAACGCTGAAAACATCAAAAGCCAAATTGAGAAACTTGAAACAGTCGTAAAAAGACCTAATTCAGGATTTGATACTAAGCAAGTAGATGAGTACATGGGTGCATTTGATACTTATTGCAGAAAAGGACTTGAAGGACTTGATGCAATGGAAAGAAAAGCACTAACAGTCAGCAATGACTCCACTGGTGGATATTTAGCACCACCTGAGTATGTGAGAGAGTTACTAAAAACTGTAACTGAAATTTCACCTATCAGAAGTATTGCTAGAATCAGAAGCACAGGTGCTAGAAGCATCCAAGTTCCTAAAAGAACTGGACAGTTTGCAGCACAATGGGTTTCAGAAAGTGGAACTAGAAGTGAAACTACTGGTTGGAATGTTGGTCTTGAAGAAATCCCTGCACATGAGCAATATGCTTTAGTAGATATTTCAGAGCAAGACTTAGAAGATTCAGTATTTAACTTAGAAGCTGAAATGCAATCTGAATTTAGTGAACAATTCGCTAAAGCTGAAGGAAGTGCTTTTGTAAGTGGAGATATGGTTGGAAAACCTGAAGGCTTCATGACAAATGGTTCTGTTTCATCAGTTAATTCAGGTGATGCTAACGAAATAACTGCTGATGGTCTTATTTCTTTAGTGCATAACATCAAGTCTGCTTATTCATCTAATGGTACTTTTGTTTTTAACAGAACTACTTTAGCTAAAATAAGAAAACTAAAAGATACTGCAGGACAATATGTGTTCCAAGCAGGAATGTCATTACAAGGTGGTGTTACTAACACTATTCTTGGACATAGCTACGTAGAAGCTACTGATATGCCAAGTGAAGGTACTAATACTTTCCCAGTTGCATTTGGTGACTTCAGACGTGGTTATATGATTGTAGATAGAGTCAACTTAGCTGTTCTAAGAGACCCTTTCACACAAGCTACTACTGGTAATGTGAGATATATTGCTAGAAGAAGAGTTGGTGGACAGGTTATCCAAGCTGAAGCGATCTCTAAACTTAAATGTTCAGTATAAGGAGTAAATAATGCAAGATTTATCAAATAATATTGAAATAGGAAACTCAATTATAAATGCTGTAAAAACTGCTGCTGCTAATGGCACTGGTATTGATTTACAGGGTTTTGAAGAAGCAACTGCTGTAGTAAGCGTTGGAGCTGAAGGTGATACACTTTCAAGCTCTGTTTACTTTGAAGTATCGCTAGAGCATAGTGATGATGATTCAACTTACACTGATTGTGTACAGGCTGATATTGTCAATGGCACTATTGCTGCAGGTGGTATTTGGTTGAAACTTGATGGTACTACAGGTGGAAATCCTGATACTGCAGGTGATCAATGGCAGTGTGGATATGTTGGTGGTAAGAGATATGTAAGACTAGTTCTAGCTAAAACAGGAACACATTCAAATGGTACACCTATCAGTGGAATGATTGTTAAAAGCAGACCTAGAAATGCACCTACTACTAATGTAGAGCATAATGCTTAATTGAGGTAACTCTTAGGGGAGTGCAAACTCCCCTTTTATATAGGTAAAAAAAAATGGGTAGAAAATTTAAGATAGTAGTTCCAAAACCTGCATCAGCAAATGAGCATGGAACAGTAGTAAAACTTTATAAACACAACGAAATTATAGAATCAGCAGGTCAATGGCAAGATGATGTTATGAACACATTTGTCAACAATGGTTGGGCAATGGAAGTTAAAGTAGATTCAGTAGAAGAGACACTAGATGTACAAGCAGAAGTTAAAGAAGTAAAAAGAGCAAGAAACGAAAAAGGACAACTTAAAGCAGATGACCTTTCCACTCCTGATGTTAATGAAGCATGGGAAGGTGGAAAAGCACCTAAAACTACTGCAAAAAAGAAAACTACTAAAAAGAAAACGACAAAGAAAGCAACTTAATAAAATCTTTGTTATAGTAAACACAGCAGAAGCTAAATGGTAGATACCATGCAATTTATAGGAAGTTTTAATGAGTGCAGGATATCATCATTTTATAATAGAGCAGGGAGCAACATTCGGTCAGACTCTTACGCTTAAAGATTCAACAGGGACATTAATCAATCTAACAGGATTTACAGGTGCTATGTCACTTAAAGAAAGTCCTGATGCAACAGCAACTGTTATAACATTAACATCATCAAATGGTCGTATGACTCTTGGTGGTAGTGCAGGTACTGTTCAACTATTAATATCAGCAACAGATACAGCAAATCTTGAATCAGATGATGGTGTATTTGACCTAGAGATCACAAGTGGTGCTGCTGTTGTAACAAGATTAATAGAAGGTACTTATAGTATAAGAAGGAATATAACAACATGAGTTCAGTAGATTCCATAACTGTAACAAGCGTAAGTACAGTCAATCAAATTGAAATTACTAGTACAAGTGGAATAACTGTTACCACTGTAGGCACACAAGGTCTAGCTGGTCCTAGTGCTATTATGGGTAGAGGTATTGACCAAGATACAGCAGGTGCAACTAATAATGGTGCTGTTTTAATTTATGATAACGCCAATACAACATGGACAGCTTCAGATACTACAGAAGCACAATCACTTACACAGAAAATATATAACTTACAGTTAAATGGTGGTGGCACAACTGTAAACACAATACTTGATGAAGATAATATGGCTTCAAACAGTGCTACTGCACTAGTCACACAACAAAGTATTAAAAGTTATGTAGATGCACAGGTCACTTTACAAGATTTAGATATTACAGATGGAACAACGACCATAGCTATTGATTTAGATAGCGAAACATTAGGTTTATTAGGTGGTGTTGGTATAAGTTCTACTGCCAGTGGCAATAATGTTAGCTTTGCTATAGATGCAACAGTTGTAACTCTTACAGGTACACAAACATTAACTAACAAAACACTTACATCACCGACTTTAACTGCACCTGTATTTAATACATCAATCTCAGGTTCAGCTTTCTTAGATGAAGACGATTTTGCATCAAATAGTGCAACAAAAGTAGCATCACAACAATCTATTAAGGCTTATGTAGACACACAGCTTACTGCTGAAGATTTAGACATAACAGATGGTAGTAATAATGGTTCAATAGATTTAGATTCAGAAGTGTTTGGAATCTTAGGTGGCACAGGTTTAACTTCTAGCCTAAGTGGTAACAATATAACACTTGCAATAGATAATAGCGTAGTAACGCTTACAGGCTCACAGACACTAACAAATAAAACACTTACTGCACCAAAACTTAATGGTTCTATTGCTATTACTACAACAGGTACAGAGATCAATGTTTTAGATGGTGATACAAGTGCTTCATCAGTTGTTTTAGTAGATGCAGACCAATTCATAGTAAATGACAATGGAACTATGAAACAAATAGCCATAACAAGGCTAGATACATATTTTTCAGGTACAACAGGAACATTAACTAATAAAACCTTAACAGCACCAGTAATAAACAATGGTGTATTAAATACTTCAGTTTCAGGTAGTGCATTTTTAGATGAAGATGATTTTTCTAGTAATTCAGCTACTAAGGTTGCATCACAGCAATCAATCAAGGCTTATGTTGAAGCAAACATTACAGCACAGGATTTAGATGTTTCTGATGGCTCTAATGACATAGCAATTGACTTAGACAGTGAAACACTTTCTTTATTAGGTGGAACAGGACTAGATTCCACAGCATCAGGTAATGGGGTTACTTTTGCTATTGATTCTACTGTTGCTACTTTAGTTGGAAGCCAAACATTAACAAATAAGACAATAGATGTAGATAACAACACAGTTTCTAACATAGAACTAGATAACCTTAAATCAGGTGTACTAGATACTGATTTATCAAGTGTAGCTGCTACTGATACCACTGTTGCATCAGCTAAAGCAATTAAAACTTATGTGGATGCAAATATTACTGCACAAGACCTTGATATCACAGATGGCTCATCAACTATTGCTATTGACCTTGATTCAGAGACTTTATCACTTCTTGGTGGTACTGGTGTAACAAGTACAGCTTCAGGTAATGGTGTGACCTTTGCAATAGGGCAAAGTGTAGGTACAAGTGATAATGTTGTCTTTAATCAGGTTACAGGTGCTTTAGTTGGTAATTCAAGCACAGCAACTGCATTAGCAACAGCTAGAGCTATTGCTCTTTCAGGAGATGTAGTCGGTACTGCAAACTTTGACGGAACAGCAGGAATATCAATATCTACAACAATACAAGCTAATAGTGTTGCATTAGGTACAGATACAACAGGTTCTTATGTTTCTAGCTTAGTTGCAGGAACAGGTGTAACACTTGCAAACAATAGTGGAGAAACAGCAACACCAACCATATCAATTGGTCAGGCAGTCGGTACTACAGATGATGTAGAGTTTGGAACTGTAACAGCTTCTCTAACAGGTAATGCTTCTACAGCTACTGCTTTAGCAACTGGTCGTACTATTGCCCTAGCAGGTGATGTCGTGGCTACAGGGGTTAGTTTTGATGGAACAGGTAACATAAGCCTAACTACAGCAATTCAACCAAATAGCGTGGCTCTTGCAACAGATACTACAGGTAACTATGTATCAGGAATATCAGGAACTACTAACGAAATAGAAGTAACAGGTTCAGGTAGTGAAGATGCTACTGTAACCATAGGATTACCAAACAATGTAACGATCTCAGGAAATTTAACTGTAAACGGAACAACGACCACAACAGATACTAACGAGCTACATGTAACAGACCCATTAATTAAATTAGCAAAAGATAATACAGCTAATTCTTTAGATATTGGTTTTTATGGTCAATACAGAGCATCAGGTTCTAATAATCAGTTTACAGGTTTATTCAGAGATCAAAACGACAGTGGTAAATATAAGTTATTTGAATTATTACAAGTAGAGCCTACAACTACAGTAAATACAGGTGGTACTGGTTTCCAAATAGCAACCTTAGTAGCTAATCTTGAAGGTAATGTAGTTGGTAAT